TACTATTGATTGGGCTTACGGCGATTCTAATTATGATAATGTTTGGGATAATCGTGCAGCACTAAGTTATAGTTAAAATTATGGCTAATAAATTAAAATTTAATGCTTTAACTCCTCCCTTTGATTTGATCAGAAATGATTTAGATGATTTGGAAACAAAAGATCATGGTGTATTAACTGGTAAAGATGATGATGACCACCCTCAATATTCATTTGATATATATGATGCTATTGTTGATGCTGCTGGGGGAGGAGATTTTACAGATATTCAATCAGCTATTGATTCAGGAGCTTTAAGTATTTGGATAAGAAGTGGAACATATACACTTTCTTCTGATATAATTATTGCTTCTTCGGGAACATTATTGATGGGAGAAGATAAGGTTGATGTAATAATTGATTTTGATAGTAATAGTAATCAAATTACAACATCAGGTGGAATTATTGAAGATTGTCTTATTTCTGGATTGACTGTTAAACATTCAAATCACGCAAATGGGGCATTACATTTTTTATTGATTGGAGCAACTTATCGTCGTTGGGAAATCTCTAATTGTATTTTTATTGACAATGTGAAAGCGATAGAAGCAAATAGTTTTTCATTTGGAAAAATATTTAATAATAATTTTAATGATACTGATGATGGAGGAAAACCACACGCCACTACAGTAATGATTGATTTTATTGGAGGTTCTAAAAATATTATTGCATTTAATAATTTTCAAAGAGAAAGTCTTGGAGGAGATTTAGCGATAAGATTAGATGGTACTCCAACAGAGTATCAAATATCATCTAATATTATTCAAAAGTTTGAAGGCAATACTATGCAAATTGGTGCTACTAGTACTGGAAATAGGATTTTTGTAGATAAAAATATTATTTCTGCTTTACCTACTGGATTTGGTAATGGGTCTGCGGCAGGTATTTTAATAAATGCCTCAATATGTGTTATTTCTAATAATAGAGTAGATGGTTTTAAGACAACTGGAATTGTTGTACAGGGTTCTAAAAATACTATTACAAATAATCTTATTGATGCAGGAGGATTTACATCAGCAGACGGTATATTGATAGATGGTAATTATGATAATAATATATTAATTAATAATTATATAAACGCAACTAATAATGGAATTAATATAGCAAGTGCGGACGTTAATAACACAATTGTAACTAATAATAATTTAGCTGATTCCGCAACTGCTTTTGTAGATTCTGGTACAAATTCAGAATTAGCTCATAATTTAGTTTAAAAATATGGCAAGAGTACATTCACCAATGGAAATGTTAGGAAATATATTGGTAGATACTGATAATGCTTATGATTTGGGTTCAATTTCAAAATATTGGCTAAATGGATATATTAGAAATTTAACCACAACAGGTATTTTTGATGCTGATGGTGATACTTCAATACAAGTGGAAGAATCAGCAGATGAAGATATAATACGTTTTGATATAGGTGGAACAGAACAAATAACTTTAACAGATGGAGCATTAACACCAACGACTGATAGTGATATTGATTTAGGAAGTCCAACTAATTGTTATGATGAAATATATGTTGATGATCTTCGTGGACCTGCTGATAGTAGTAGTTTTAGAATGTTTAATACAACAAGTGATGGTTCTGACAATAAAAGAATTCAACTTTGCCCTGGTGGAGCAGTATCGAATACTCGTGGGCCAGTATTAAATCTATATGGTAATGAATATTCAATCAATAAAGGATATGTGTCTATTACATTAGGTAATGCAGCTGGAGAAGAACAGTTTTATATAGGGCAAGGTGCCTCAGATGTTAAAAAACTTATAGTTGATCGACTGGCAGTATATCCAGGAGTAGATTCATCTGTTGATCTTGGGACTTCATCGGCATATTGGGATTATTGTTATTTTGATAATATAGTTGGCCCCACAGTATTCAACGAAGCAGGTTCAGATATAGATTTCAGATTTGAAGGGAGTGGAGATGCTAATTTACTTTATACTGATGCAGGAAATGATAGAATAGGTATTGGCACAGCAACACCAGCTGCTCATTTAGATATTAATAAAGTTGATCCAGAAATAAGATTAACTGATACAGGAGATTCTAATAATACTCGCATAACTAGAGCTGATACTGATGCAGTGGCACAAAGATTTAATACATCAATGAAGCCTGGTGGACCTGGAAATGCTTTAGATTTTGATGGTAATGGGGATTATATTGATGTAGGAACATTAGGTTCCTTTGGAAGTAATCTGAATGCGTTTACTATTTCCATGTGGTTGAAATGGTCGCATTCAAGTGCTTGGCAAACTCCTTTTGGCTGGAGAAATGTTGATGCTACTCCTGCTTTGTATCTTTACGTAAATAGAAGAGGTGATACTGGTGCAAATAGCGCAGGAGATATTGCTTTTCATCTTGAAGATAATGATAACGATAAATTACAATTTGGGACAGTAGGAGAAAGTTTTAACGATGGAGCATGGCATCATGTTGTCTTTAGAATAATCGATGCATCGAGCAATAGTGCGGAACTTTATGTAGATGGCGATAGTCAGTCTATACAGTTCGATGCCACAGATAGTCCGAATAATTTTAGTAATGCTGATCGTAACATTTATTTGGGGGCAAGAAATGTCGCGGGTTCTACTAAAAATTACAATGGAATGATAGACGAAGCAGCAGTTTGGAACGTAACGTTGAGTGCGAATGATATTGGAGATTTATATAATTCAGGAAATGGACTTTTAATTGATCCAGCAGAAGACTGGCCAACAGACGGTGGTAGTATAGGAACAAATCTTGAAGCACTTTGGCATCATGACGAAACAGAGTTAAATTCTGCGCCAGGAGGAACTGATACAGAGGATGATTCAGGAAATGGAAATCATGGAACTGCGTCAGTAGGTATGACCGATGGTGATTTTGTAGCTGGAAAAATTTTACTTCCAGGATCAGATACAGAACATTCTATTTGGAAATCAGAAGACGGAACAAATCCTGTTGAAGCAGGAATTATAACTTTCGGAGATTCAGCTGGAAGAAACGTACAAACAGGCAAAACTTTACGATGGAATATATCAAGTTCTGAAAAAGCCCAAATGGATGCTAATGGAACTTTAACAATAGATAATAGCTCTACTACTTCACAGCAATTAATTTTAAGAGCAGCAGCAAGTGCTACGGAAAACATACAAGAGTGGCAAGATTCATCTGATAATATACTTACAGCAATAGAGCCTGATGGTGAAATAATTATAAATCAAGACAGTAAGGCTATAAAATTTGGTGCAGCACAAGATGCAACAATACAATTTGACGGAGATTCTTTAAATATAGTAGCAAATGCAGTAACAGGTGGAGATAATATGGAATTTACTGCAAATTCTTATACCTTTAAAACACAAGCAGATACAGATTTAGCAGTTAATTTTTCAGGGACTACAAACTCAGGTTTATTTACTTGGATGGAAGATGAAGACTATTTTGCTTTTGCAGATGATATTTTATTAAACACAACAGAAAAAATTTATTTTAGAGATACAGCAATTAGTATTAATTCAGCAACTGATGGACATCTAGATTTAACAGCAGATGTTAGTGTAGATTTTAATACGCCTGTATTAGATTTATCGGCTCAAACTGTAGATGTAACTTTAAATAATGCGGTTGATTCTTTAAATTTTGATAGTAATACTTTAAGCATAGACGCTAGTAATAACAGAGTTGGGGTGGGTGATGCTGACCCAGACACTAAGTTGGAAGTAGCAGGAGCGGTAACGATTCAGGAGTTATCGTCTGATCCAACTGATCCAGCAGAAGGTAAAGCTGTATTTTGGATGGGTGATGGTACAGGTTCAGGTTCAGATGGGGATTTGCTTTACATGGAACAATCGGGCGCAGTTGTTACAACAGGAAGTCTTAAATGGACAGATTTTGTGCCTAGTTCAATAACAGTAAATGCAAGTGATGGTACAACAGGTTCGGTCACAGACGTACAAACAATGTTTGATGGAAATGTTTATGTGATTGATGAGCTAGCTGCGACACCAGGATATGATGTAGAATTTGTTTTTTCTAATGTAGATAAATGTCCAACATTTGTAGTAACGAGATGGTTATACGATGGTTCAGCAACACATGATGTTACATGGGATATTTGGAATTATAATAGTTCAGCTTGGGATACTTTAAGAGTGTTTAATGATTCAGATTATTTTGCTAGTATGACCATGTATATTCCACAAGCAAGTGGGGGAGATTATGTAAGTGGAGGAGCGGCTAAAGTTAGGGTTTATCATCGTTCAGCAGGTAATGCTTCACATGACTTAACCATAGATTATGTAGGTTTAACTCATGGATTACAAGGTGTAATTTAATTAATAATTTAAATAATATGGCAAACATAACAATAACAATCGCAGACGAAAAAGTAGAACCAATCGTAACTGCATTTTGCAACAAATATAATTACGAGGGCGAAGACACAGCAGGAGCAAAAAAAGCTTTTGCATTAGGCAAAGTAAAAACTTACATAAGAGAAATTTACAAATCCGATCAAGTGAAAACAGACACAGAAACTACAAGACAAACTACTATTATTGACTCCGATAATTATACTAATGATTTAACTATTGAATAATATGGCTATAAACCAAGAACAAATCAAAGAAGCAAAAAAAAGATTAGCAGGAGTTCAAACTAAGGCTTCTAAAATCTTTGAAATATTGGTAAAGGCTGATGAAGTTATTTATGATGATATATCTTTAACACCAACACAAAAGACTAAATTAATAGCTAAATATGCTGCTGCAAAAGCTGAATTAAGTGATGCAGTGGATAACTTGTTATGATATGGGTATAGAAGAACAAACAAATGGTTTTAATAATGAAATAATAAAGAACCATGTAATAAATAATAAAAATAAGCCAGTAGGAGAATTATATCGTGATATTCAAATTTTAAAAGAATCTTTTGAAAATAGATTTGAAAAAATAGAACATCAACTTGATACCATTGTACCTATTGTTCAAGAGCTTAAAGAGATGTTCCCAGACCTTAAAGATATGAAAGAAATTAATGATACTCTTAAAGATATGAAAACATGGAGTAAAATTAATAAGACGGTTGTTAAAAAAATTACTAAATTTATTTTTGCTTTATCTGCAATCATAGGAGCTATTTATGGTATCTATGAAGGAGCAAGGCGTTTATTCAAATGATTAAATTATTACAAACAATAGTAGTATTAATAGCATTTCAAAATATATTAGTTATGGTATTTATAGGTATTAAGCTCTTTCAATTAAAGCAAGAAGGTAAATTTAAACGAAAGTGAGGTGTTTGAAATGTTACCGCAACAACAAGTAAATTTCCTTTTAATAGCCTTCACCAATTCAGCATACACTCTATCTCAATTAAATGAACAAATTATATGAATCCTACTTACATAATTTTACACCATAGTTCAGTTTCACAAAAAAAGAATAAGAAACAATTTAGAGCGATTAATAATTACCATAAATCTTTATGGGATTTTAAGTCTTCTCTAGGGTATTATGTCGGATATCAATATTTGATAGAACCTTCAGGAAAAGTAATACAAGCACGTCGCAACACAGAAACAGGAGCGCATTGTTATCAACAAGACATGAACCATAAGTCAATAGGTATTTGCTTAACAGGACATTTTGACTTAGAACAACCTAAACCAAAACAGATATTTGCTTTACGTGATTTACTTAGAAAGCTTTGTAAAGATTATGTTATTCCAGTAAAAAATATAAAAACTCATAATGAGTTTGCAAAAAAGAGTTGTCCGGGATCTAATATAGATATAGTGTTTATTCGTTCACTTGTTACAGAAGTAAAACCAGAACCAGAACCAATCAATAAAGACAAACTAATAAATGAATTATTTGAACTTCATCAAAAAGAAAGTGATTTGATTGATAAATTAAAGGGGATTAGTTAATTTTTGTCTTCACGAATTACTTCAACTAAAGAATTAAAAAAAGTTAATGCTAAATCTCTTCTACCTTTTTCACACATTGTAGCAATAGCTTTAAAATCTTCGTAATAATCATTTTCCATAATAAATAAGTTAATTAATTAATTAAAAAAGTATGGACTACAAACGAGAAATCCTATTAGCAATTGCCACTATTTTTGTTAGTGCAGGTGCTGTAAAAATAGGAGAAAACACATGGGAGGGTGCAGCTTTGTTGGTGTTTGGTGCTATAGTATTCGTGTGTCGCGGATTCTATAAATTGCATATCGGAAAAAAATGATTTGCATTTTAATTAACAATATGATATACTTATATTAGATTGATTGAGCCAGTCTATAAATTATGTTATAATTGTTATACCCGTGGATAAGTGGTTCAATCACTTTGAAACGGGTTTTTTAAATATATGAAAATTTGTAAAGTAGAAAATTGTAAGAATAAATATCATAGTAAAGGATATTGTCAAAAACATTATATGCAAATGTACCAATTTAATAAAATTTTAAAACGAACTGTTAATGATCCTAATGAAATTATTGATTGTAATAATTATTATGAAATTTGTATTTATAATAATAAATGTGAAGAAATCGCAAGAACCAAAATCGATAAGGAAGATTTAGAAAAAGTTAAATCATATAAATGGCATATTAATGATCAAGGATATATATTAAGTGGTGATAGAAAAAGATTACATCAATTAATATTAGGTAAAAAACAAGAGCTTGAAATTGATCATATTAATCACGACACTTTAGATAATCGTAAACAAAATTTAAGACATTGTACTTCTAGCCAAAATAGTATGAACAAGAAAAATGTTAAAGGTATTTCTTGGCATAAGAAAGCAAATAAATGGACAGCTCAAATTGTAAGCAATTATAAGCATATTTATTTGGGATTATTTGAAAACAAACGAGATGCTATTAATGCCAGAAGAAAGGCAGAAAAACAATATTTTGGTGAATTTAGAAATTTATAAAAAGAAATTCGGTAAATAAACAGACATAAAAAGTGTACAGGAAACTGTATGCTTTTTTAATTGTAGAATTTATTTTAATTCTGATATAAAATCTGTTAAACATTCTGGAGTAATTACTTTTGTATCATTCAATATATTTTTTATTTCCTTAATTTGATATTTTCTTTTTAAATCTGTTTTCTTCCACCAAGGTAAAGTTTTAAGTTCAACATAACTTTCTATTAAATCACCAAGACCAATAATCATTTCAAATTCTTCTTCTATTATTTCACTTTTACCTTTTCTATAATGATATAAAGTTTTTTCAACTTTTACTTTATTTTTTGTTTTTTTTATTTTCATATTTTTATTTGATACATGAGGGAGAACATTACTTCCGAAGAGGCAACACTCAATTACGGTTAAGGTCGAGATAAACCAACCTCACATACCAGAAGTTCCACAAGGACGTTGATTTTATTCCAGTTATTCATTACAAATAATCCAAAATAAATTAACTGAAATTGTAGAATTATTAATTAATTCCAATTATTATTTTTATCTTTATAAATTTTATCAACTAAAAATTTAGTTTTTAACCATTCTTTATGATAATTAAATTTTTTTAATGGTTTTGATGATGTTTTCATAGATTAGATGGGGGTTAATTTCAATTAAGATTATTAACCCCCTGTAAGACTGCTGGTAACAATGTTTACATCTGTTATTACATCTGTTCGTCAAATGCCATTGCATGTAAAACTCTGCTTTCATTTTATTTCTCCTTCATAAAGTGATATTAACTGAAAAATATTAATTGAAAATTCTTTAATATATCTGCACACAAATCAATATCAGAATCTCCTATATGCACATGACTACCATAATATCTTTTTAATTTTTTGTAAATTGTACTTCTTTCCCAGTTATTCTCTTTCCATAATGGATCAATTTTTGCATGTACCTTTTTTCTCCACTCTCTTAATTCTCCATCAGCCATCGTTCCTAGAGGTTTTTTAGAATTATTATGGCAACCAACATAAGCATTGCAATCTTCACAATAATAACACATATAAGATTTACCATAATTTCTACCGTAAATCACTTTATTCTCGCACCATTTGGCTTCTTTTTCACAATAAGGACAAAAGATTGGTTTTTTCATATTCTTTAATTAATTATATATTGAAAAACAAAGATTAAAGCGATTAAAATTAAAACTATTATCCCAAAAAGAATTGAAGTATCAATCATCATTATAATTGAAAGAGGAAATATAAAGAATAAATAAAAAGTTAAAAATATAAATATGTGTGCGATTCTTTCTCTTTTTCGTTGTTTATTCATCTTCTTTTAAGTTAGTAATAACCACCATCATATTATTATCCCATTTTCTCCTATGAATACCACAGGAATACCATGTTTCCAAAGGATTATCTATTTTATATTTTGCTTTTTTATCACATTTTTTACATTTCATAATAATTTTTAATTAATTTTCTCCCCTGTTACTTCTAAAATTCTATGCCAATGTTTATGACCTATATCATTGTCAAAATGTTTTATATGTTCATATTTTATATTTTTAAATTTATCTTTTAATAACTCGTTTATTTCTTCTTCTGGTATATGAATTAAGTGTAAAAAGAATTTACCATTATCTTTTAAGTTATTGTAGATAGAGTCAATAAAAACTTCTTTATTTTTTATTCTGTGTAATACGTAGTTAGAATATATTAAGTCAAATGTTCCTCCCCTACCACAAAGAAAAGGTTTGTTTAAATCTGTTCCACTTGATTTTTTGTCTACTCCCCAAACATTCCAACCATCATGCTCTAAACAAGCTACATCGTACCCTTCACCTTCTCCTAAATCAAGAGCATTAAAACCACAAGTTTTAAATTTTTTGTTTATAAATTGCTTAAGATAAATATTCATATTGATAAGTAAATTCTTTATAATATTTTTGTTCCCCTTTTTGTCGTGCTTTAATAGCATCTTCTTCTTTTTTAAATAATCCTAAATTTATACGTTTATAGTTTACTTGTATTCGAACTTGCCATTTTTGTGCTGCTTTACTCCAATTATAACCTTTTCTTTTTTTATTCATACAATTTTGGCTATGAGTACAATGCCTAAGATTTGATTTGCGATTATCTAGTTTATTCGTACTGCGATGGTCAATTTCTAATCCGTCTTTTTTACCTATAATTAATTGATGAAGTTTTATTTTTGTTTTTTTATTATTATTACAAACATATCCATCACACATTCCCCATTTATATTTTTTAACTTTTTCTAAATCATCTTTGTCGATTAATGCTCTTGCTATTTCTTTATTTTTAACATTATATAAACATATTTCAAAATATGTTCCACAATCTATCATCTTATTGGGGGTTTTACTACTTCGTTTTTTCATATTCTTTTATATTGTTTTATAAATTGTTCTAAGTAGGTGTTCATTCGTTTAAATTTTCCCATTTATTAACTTTTTCACAAACCTCCTCAACTTCTTTTGAAGGTTCAACTTTGTAAGGACATTCTTTTGGGTCTTTTGTTACTTTTTTCATATTTATTTTAAATTAATTCTTCTATTTATTTCATTGTTAATCATTTCTCCTGATTCTTTGGCTGGAAAACCCAATAATCTTAATGTTCTGTATGCTTCATCTATTTTGGGGTTTGATGAAAAAGGCATTAGATGTTCTGTTGTTTGTAAACAAGACTGAAAAGCTGATGAGTTAATTGTTTTTTCTAAATTCATATTATTGTTCTAATATATTCGAATTCTATATTTAAATACGTGAATGTTATATATTAAGGTAATTGATTTTTAACATTTTGTATAATTTTTTCTAAATATCCTTTATAGAAACTATCAAAATCTTTTGTTGGTTTATTCTGATCCCAATAAACATATAAAACTGCTCTTAATCGTTGCCCTGGTGTTTTATCAGATTTAAATTCTTTTGCAAATTCTGGTACTTTAATTTCTTTCTCTTTCATTGGTGATTCTTTAATAGCCACATGACAATATTTATTTGCCAACTTGAACAATAATGCAGTATCTTCCTCGCCTAATTCTTGGGTGGCGATTGTAATTTTAAGACTACCGTCTTTTAATGTGCTAATTTTGTCTAGGATTGATGGAATTTGAAACATATTATTTCATTTGAATTTTAAATAAAACATCTTTAACCGCAACACTAATATCTTCCTCCATAAAATGTTTATATAGTTTTTGATTAGTTATATTACACATAGCAAATGATGAATCAAATTCTTCTCGTACAAACTTCTTAACATTTCTTAACCATTCTCTGAATTTGCCTGTTCCTGGTTCTTTTGAATCCACGAGTGGACATTGATAAAAATATTCATCCTTATGTCCTTTTGTCTTATTCTTTACTTTCCACAAATAACCTACAATTCCAAATTGTTCAACTTCTATTTCTTCGCCTGATGATAAAAGAATTGGATTAACTGCTTCTCCAGCTTTACATACACGCCATTTGAATTTTGAGAAATCTTTATTTTGGGTCATACCGATAAATTACTATTAAAAAACCTAAATCTGTATATGAATCCATTATTTTAAAATCACTTATTTGATTTTCATTAATAAAACTCAACAAAGCATCATTCGTCAAAAACTTTTTAATTTTCCATTGAATTGCCATATTTTTATTTAATTACTTACACAATTTAATAATTTCTTTTTTAAATATTTCCATTTCTCTTACAGTATTATCCTTTTCAGTAGCAAGAAATTTAGGTATCTTTATCGGACTAACAAATAAACAACTCCGTAAACAACCATCACATTTTATTTGTAAACCTTGATTTCTTTTTAAGTTTAATCGTCCTGTCTTGTTTACTTGATTTAATATTATTCTTTTAAATTTTAATTTCTTATAAACTTTTTGAAGATATTTTTGATAACCCTCTGTTGTTCTCCATTTTGCCGCATGTTTATTAACAATTTCTAAATATCCATCAGTTTCTTTAAATTTTAAATACCATTTTTCCCAAGCTTTTCTTCTTGTTTGTTTCCGTTTTTGGCTTTTTCCTCTTTCTTTATCCCAACAACTCATACAAAGCCCTCGTCCCTTGTGTTTATGCTTGCCATCTTTTTTTCTAGTTTCACACCATCGACATTTATCAAATTTCCATGACCATTTATTTGGTGGTATTGGTGCGCACATATTAATCTTGCTCAATTTTTTTAATTACTATCTTCTTGTTTTAATTGTTCAAAGTGTTCAGGACAAAGAGATTGTCCGCGATAAATATATTGACCTCTTTCTTCACACATTGTACACCAACTAGACAACATTATGTCTTTTGTTCTAATCTCCTGATTTTTCATATTTTTTAATTACTTTTTTACAATTATCTATAAGATTTTTAAGAAGCCACTTATCATTAGGATTAAATGATGTTACTGTCTGTACTTCATCTTTTTGTTTTTTAACTAATTCTATCCAGTCATACAAATCCATAACAACTAATGATTCTTTAAATTCAGGTTCTTTAGGATTCCTAATCACTAACACTCCAAGATTACCAGATGTTAATTGTCGCTTAGTTTGCTCCCAATCTTTCGGAATATGATATTCAGTAGCATTTTTGGCTTCTATTTCTATATTAAAATTAGGAATACGAATATCGTTCTTGTCTAATCCTGATCCACTCCCTGCTGTTCTGTAAGCCTTGCTGTCTAAGTTTTCTCGTAATACTTCAACTAAATGCCGCTCAAATCTATTTCCTTTTGCTTTTGGTGATTTTTTATTCATTTTATTTACGTTTAGCTTCTTCTATTAAAATTATCAACATACTAATATCTTCATCACATCTACGACAACGATAATTACACCTACCAATTCTTTTAGGATTTTCTGTGTCATGATCTGATAATTCTTTACATTTTTCTTCTTTCATATTATTTACAATATTTAATTTTATATTGCTCAAATCCTTCAAGCATTATTCCTCTTTGGTCTTTCATTCCTTGGTTGTAAGATTTTTCAATTACAATAGAAAAAGTAATACAAACAGCTAAGAATAAAAAGAAAAATAAAATTGTAGTGTAAAAAGTTTTTTTATTCATAATTCTTTAATATTATTTTTTATTTCCTTAATACATTGATTGTAACCAAGATTAAAAGAGTCAGATTCAGAATCAATTTCTTCCTGAATAATCTCATCAATAGATTGTTTTATGGCTTTGGTTATAAATTCTTTAATCTGATTAGGTGTTCCACCGCAATATAATTGTCCAAAATCTTTATCTCGACTAACAAATTCTTTATCAAATTCTTTTAATATGGATTTTATTGGCATGTTAGTGGTGTTAATATTAAAAGGGTGCAGGTGGATTAGTCTTTTCTGGATAACCATTTGTTTGTTCTTTTGAAAATTGAGGAACATTATTACCATCTTTATCGAAAGTCGCTGTCTGCCCGACAACTGTCGCAGTATTGGTGTTAGGAGGCTTTGGTATACCTTCTGATGGTTCTAGTTGATAAATAAAATTAGCAATATTAATCACTTTATGGAATTCTCCACCTTTAGCATTTTCATCAGAGTATGGACTTATTAATTTTCCATTGGCCACTAACAAGCAAGCATTATTTAAAGCATTACACCATCTAATATTTTTTTTTACATCATCACTATTAGTATTGTTTACATTTGTGTTTACTTTTCCTTGAGCATACGGTATTACATTAGGGTTTATTTGGCTCTGAGGAGCTGTTGGTGGGGTTTGAGGAGGATTTGTGGGTTGTGGAACGTTCTGAGGTTGTGGAGCAGGTAGAGGCAATGAACACGGTTTTATTCCTGTAATGTTTTTATATGGATATTGAGGGCTTTTAGGGTTAGGTTTCTCTATATAGCTAATCATTACGTTATTTCCATTTCCTCCGTTGGGTAAGGTTATAAAATTAGTATAAGCTTGTGATTGACTACCATCTTGTTTGTTTTGAAAGAAAGAATAAGAAAGACCGTCTTGATCTTTAATTTTTATTCTTGTTACACCATTTGAAGTAGTTGACTCTACTCCTGAAATAATGATTTGTTTCTCAATAAAATTTGACATAGGTTTATTTTGTTATTTATTAAATCTAATCATCGGAGATTTTTTAACATCAACACTAACTCCTGTAAATTCCTCTATACCATTTTTAACGTCTTTCTCAAAATCTTTGTTAATCTCTTTATGTTCTGGTATCACTTCAATATATTTAACAAGGTTACGAGCTTCTAGAGTTTTTAATACTTCTTCTTTATTGTCATATTTAACAGTTTTTCGCTCCACATAAGATATAGTAGCAATATCTGTCTTATACTGCGCTAAATTTTCCGACTCCAAAACATTAAATACGTTTTGTCGCTCCTCTTTAATCTTTGTTTCTAATAAAGTTTTCTCTTCTTCAAGAGTTTTAATCGATTTTAAACTTTCTTCTAATTGATTGTTCATAGGTTTATTGTTATTTATTATTTAAACTTTTTAATTCATCAGATAAGGTTTTTTGATTTTTTGGCGTAACCCCACATAGAAAACAGGGTCTGTTTTGTAATTTTTCAGGAAAGGAATTATACCAAGTTTCTGTTTCTTTTATAAAGTTTTTAAAAATTTCTTTCATATTGTATTATTTTAAATTATTTAAGCTTTAAAAAACTTATTAATATTTTTTTATTATATTTAAGGGTTTCTTCATCTATCCGTGTTTCCATAAATTCCAGACCTAATGACACGGCATTTGAAACAATATCATCTACACTCCAATCTTTCATCCATTCTTTTTTTAGTTTATCCATAAATCTCAAATTATTTCTAAATTTAATAATTCCCTAGTGGGGTTAGGATTAAATATTATTACTTACAATTTTCCCACTCAGCATATTGTCTTTTTTCTATTGTCCATTTTCCGCAAGCAATGCGATTGTTAAAATGAATACATCCATTATCTGCAACTTGATATTCTCCGTCGATAAATTCGTTATTTCCTTTTCCTATAAAATAATCTTTTTGAGGACAAGGTGGTAAAGTATCAAAATATTTTTTGAATTTATAAACAGCTGAAACTATTATAATAATTGATATTGTTACTCCACAATATTGAGCTAGTTGTCTTAGTGATGTTTTCATATTTTTCCCTATTCAATAAATGTTTTCTTACAATGTGTACATTTGTTAAATTAATATCATTATTATTTAAAATTAAAGTATGTACATATTCATGGCAATAACGACACAATGGTATTAAATCTTTATTTCTTTCTCTAAAAACTGAATAAACAATATGATGTAAATCTATAAAATCACTTTTATTAGTATCTCCACAACAATAACATATTTTAGGAAATTTACGCCAATACTGTTCTTTACGTCTTTTCCAATATTTAGATTTAATATATTTATTCCATCCTTTTTTTTTCATTATATCCATATTTTTCTAAAATTAATTCATTTAATATCTTAGCCATTGATATTTTCTGCTCTTTTTTTTGCCTTCTTAATATACCATGACATTTTTTTATAAGCCATACTTGTCGATATTGTTCTAATTCTGGTTCTCTGTACTGCATATATTATAATCTACTATAATGTATTATGTCCCTTTTCTTTAAGTCCACTCCTGCCCGATAAACACTTGTCATGGTCTTGGTAGCCCACTTGCCCTAGCCCTAAAAAAAAGTCTTAGGTCTTGGAAGGTTATTTATTATCGGTGTAGGAGAATTGTTAAGAAAAGGGTAAAAGAATATAGGAGGCTAACAATAAGGAGTCATTTAATTTATGTAATCCCGACTCAAGAGATTACTTTTTTTATTTATATTATTAGCTTTCTATGTTCTTTTAGTTTTGTAAAACCTAAACTCTTAAACGCTTTAGACGTCAGTCGCCCTTAGAGGCTAATAATATAAGGGCTAAAACAAAAGTTGAAGTACTTCACTGAAACTTATATTATTAGCTTTTAAGGATTATTGAAAAAAAATACAATATTAGACTTCGCTTCGCCTAGAAACCTCGCTACAAGGTGGCTAAGCTTAGCCTAATATTGTATTCATTGTAGCGAGGGGATTGAGTTGTATTTAAATTGTAATTTATTTAAAGAACTTTGTCAAGTGAGTTATCAACAGGCTTATTTACTTAATGAGATAGAGGTAAGGAATTGCCGAGAGTTTCACTAATACCCATGAATCCGGGTTGACACTCGTATAGTCACCTTGTGCGTCTACGCCCTCTACCTCACTAAATAAATAATCTTATTATAATAGGTGGGTTTGTTTGCTTAAGCCCTTGACTCAGGAGGCTGTTATCCCATATTTAAACGATAAATTTATTCTTTGTATTTTATGCGCTGTCTTAAAGCAGTTCTTACAATAAAGTCCATCATTTAAACGATACATGAACTCGGTTTTTTCTTTTTCATAATATAATTAATAACTTTTCTTAAAAGCTGATAATAAATAATATACCTATACGGTTTACATACTGCTATTTAATAGGCTTATTTACAGTCGTGGGCACCGTTATATTACCAGCTTTTAAAAACAAACAATATTTTTATTCTTCTAGTAAATACTCTCATCAATTAATAATTTTTATTATATATTACTCCAATTTTTTTAAAATATTTTATAACACGTCTATACTCTTTAGTTTTTTTATAATCTATTATTCCGATTATCTGGCTTATTGTGTCTTTGGGGATTTTTTGTAATATTGCTCCGAAATTATCAGGACGTTCTTCCCAAACCTTATTCCATGTTTCGCTGTCGGAGTTCATTAGTTGGAATGTAAGTTTTTCTTGTTGTTTTGGGGTTGCTTCTTGCATATGTTTAAAATACTTCTTTGTTGTCGTCAAGAGTTTTTTTCATATCAGTAACAAATTTATCAAGCTCTGATTCAGGGTTTTGTAAAATATAAAATAAATCTACATTTTTTGAAATCTCTTGACTTGTCTTTTTGTTTTTTAAAGTTATTTCGTATATAGACATATTATTTATTTTTAGGATTAAATAAACTTGGGTTGGTTATTTAATTAATTCAGGGTTTTTGTAGATGTTGCCGATTATTTCAGGATATGATTCTTCTCCAAATTGTTCTTTTCTAATTACTGTTTGGTTGTGAATTAAATTACTAAGTCTATCTCCTTTTGAAGTCCACCAACCACCACAATCCCATTCAATAGAAATGATTTTTTCTTCTTCTGTTTCATTTTTATATTTTAAAATATCCCCCTCATAAATATCTTTTCCTTTTTTGTCTTTTGTTCCTGTAAATTGATTGGGTTTTTCAAAAGATTTATTTTTAATCATTTCCCAAAATATTCCGTCATAATTATTGTCTTTAGCATTCCAATATTCAAATTTCCCACCTTGTAAATTGTCCCAAGCACGAAATTTTATTTTTCTAGTCATATAATTGAATTTTGACTACTCAAAGCCAATAAGATTAAAAAGATTAATAGGAATAAAGGGAGTTTTTTGATTAGTTTTTTGGTTTTTCTACAATACATATAATAATTTTATAAAAATTTCTTTAAATACTCTTTGTGATTCATGTAAAGCTGAATGACACTGATTGCAATAAGTAATTAAATTAGATAATTTATTGTTTTGTTTTTTAATTCTTAATTTTTTTCCTTTTTTACTAGAACCATTTCCGTCAATATGATGAACATGTAATAATTGGTATTTTCTTTTTATACCACAACTTTGACAGGTATAATTATCTCTTTCTTTAATTTGTTGTTTTATATTTTTCATTGTCTAGTACTTTTTTAATTTTATTCCAAGTTTCTTCATTCATTATTCTGTAACCGTGAGCATATTTACTGAAATTGCTTTCTGCTATATTAGCTTGTCTTGCTACTTCTCTCATTGTCATATTTGCATGTCTGCATAATTTAATTAAATCAACTGTATGAATTGCTATTGTTTTATATTTTGCTGTCATAAATATTGCTTATTTAATAGTATCTAAAGTATATATTATTTGTACAAAACTGTCAAGTCCCATTACTGCTCTAAGTTATACTAAGATTAGCTCAAATTTTAGCCTGTTAATAACTTGTTAATTAAAATTTTGATAAATAATAGTAAAACATTTATAATAAACTACATGGAAAAGAGAAAATTAATACAAAAATTAAATGGGATGCAGATTAAAGCTGAAAAGTGGCGTAGCTATATGAGTTATCAATATTTTATTAGAAATCAAGGAGTAAATGATTTATATCGTGAAATGGATGTGCTTTGCGGAATAGTACTTGAAAAACAAAAGGAAAAAAAGTTTTCCACTATTAGAATTTGACAATATTATATTAAATTGGTACTATAAATATAGATATCTAGTGAGGTCGTCAGATCTCCGTTCGGTCAAGTTAGCAAGCTAACACATATTTCAAACTGAAGACTAGATATCTATATGAATACATATTCGAGGATTCGCTCGAAAACAAATAACTGCGTTACGTGTACCTTATTATCGTCCGTTTCGAGAAATAAGTAAACTACGTAATTGCGATAGAGGATTATCATAATCTATCATCGACCCTAGCGGATAAATCTAGGGAAGCGGCTGGGCTGGGATAACACTACGGGATAGGTATGTGCCAGCCTTGTTACTAAATAATATTCTTACATCTCTTGCTAAATGCATCTTAGTAGAGAACAGATTAGTTTTTTGTTCGTTGATCTTCAGCTTTTTGCTGGAGATGTAAAAATGTTATTATGTTAAAATTTCTATTAACAGTAAATAATCAACATAGAGATGGTTTTAAACTATCTGCTCAAGCTGAAACCAAAGAAGAGTAAGAGATAGTTAATAGTTTAACTAGTAAATTAATAGAGAAAATTCGATCTATTGAAGTTAAAGTATCAAACGATTATGAATAGATTATTAAAAATTAGACAGGCATTAAAACAATCCTAATTATTATAATTGGGTTTTTTTTATGATAAAAGAAAAAAAAGAAATAAAAATAATAAAAGAATATTTTTGTGATAAATGCAAATCAGGGTTAATTGTAGATTTTTTAGGTGAGTATATACACTTAAATGATTGGTTTTTAAGCAAAGATAGTCATATTTGTGAAAATTGTCAATAATTTGTTTCTAGTTCTTTCTTAATTGAAAGAAATGATTTAGACATAGCTTATCTTTAGGGATGAGCTAGAAATAAGTTAACAAGATATGTATATATTCAATAGAAAATTAAAAAAAAGAATAAAGTCATTAGAGTAATTTTTAGGTATTTATTACAGTCAAGATGATGATTTGCATGTTCCAGAAACTGATTATGGATTTATTAAAAAAGTAAATGATTTATTAGAAGAAAAAGATAAAGAAGATAAAAAGAAATGAAAAACAATTTTACAATAGCTGATAGTGTAGGTAAAGATAAAATGTATGAAATTATGATGTTAGCTGCTAAAGGAGCTAATGAAGATCAGGCTAAGTTAATGGAAAGATATAAACAAAGTAAAAAACATTTAACAAAAGATGGTGAAGATATATGAAATTAGAAATACATGTTTATCATCATTATGATGAGAAAATAAATATAAGAGATAAATGTGATTTAGCTATTGATGGTGGGAAAGGCGGTATTTCTTATCATGATTGGAATGTTAAATTTGCTGATAATCATGAATGTGGTTATTGTGGAGAAAAATTAGTGCGAGGTAAATTAATTAATCGGTAATTATGAAATATTTAGAATCAAAGACAATGAATTCAACAATTCCAGATAATATTATTTTAATATACATAACTAAATAATTATGTCAGATGAAAAACAAAAAGAGAAAGAAGTTAAAGAAAAAGCGGAAGCGAAAAAGAAAGCTATAGAAAAACAAGCAAAAGAGAATGAAGAAAAGTTGGATGCTCAATTAGAAGCAGAAGAAAAAACAAAAGAGAAGGAAGAGCAGGAAAAAGAGGAGCAAGATAAAAAAGATAAAGAGGCAGAGAAAGACAAAGTGGGTGTTTATGATTTTAGTGGAAAGAATATTTTATTAATTCGTGAATATTCAAAAGAATTACATGGAGATGATTTTAAGGAGTTAGCAGAGGGATTTGCTAAGAAGAATGGGTATAAGGTTAAATAAATTAAAACAATGAGTGAGAATAAAGTTGGGCGACCAACAGTAATGACAGAAGAAACAGTCAATAAATTAGAGGAGATATTTGCATTAGGTGGAAGTGATAGAGAAGCTTGCTTTTATGCTAATATTAGCAAACAAACGCTGTATGATTATCAAGAAAAACATCCAGAATTTATTGACCGAAAAGAGGCATTGAAAGAAACGCCTATTCTTAAAGCTAGACGAGAAGTAGTAAAAGGATTGAGTAATTATCAAAATGCAATGGACTTTTTAAAGAGAAAGCGCAAGAAAGAGTTTAGCGAAAGAATAGAGAATGATATTACAAGTGGAGATGAGAAACTTAATCAAGTATTAGTTAAATTTATAGATGGAAAAGACAATCAACATACCAACAGAGTATCAGAGGTTGTTTGATAATGATTGGAGAGAAGCAGCAGTATATGGTGGTAGATATTCTTTAAAATCTCATACAGTAGCGAGATTCTTATTGATTAGAGCAAGAGAGAAGAAAACTAGAGTAATGTGTTGTCGTGAGTTTCAGAATTCAATAGCTGATAGTTCACATCAATTACTATCTGATTTGATAAATAAATATGAATTGAGGGATTTTGAAATAAGAAATAACGCAATATATAATAAAATAACTGAATCAGACTTTATATTTAAAGGACTGCATAACAACGAGCAAAGCATTAAATCAACAGAGGGTATAGACATAGCATGGGTAGAAGAAGCTCAAACAGTTTCAAAAAATAGTTTAGAAATATTAACACCGACAGTTAGGAAAAAAGGTTCAAAAATAGTATATACATATAATCGGCTTATAGAAGATGACCCTGTACACACTAGGCTCATAATAGAGGGAAGGCCAAAAACATTAATTATAAATGTAAATTATGACATCGCCATAAAGTATGAGATGATGCCGGATGAGATATTGCAAGAGATAGAGGATGACAAAAAGAACAGACCAAGTTTATACAAACATAAATGGCTGGGAGATCCTTATAACTTAGAGAGAAAGATATATAAGAACTGGAAGATAATTGATAATGATATACCGCACGAAGCAAGATTAGAGCGTAGAGGATTAGACTTTGGTTATTCAGTAGACCCAACGGCAATAGTAGATATTTATAAATACAATCAAGGATTTATCTTAGATGAAGTAACATACCAGAAGGGACTTAGCAATAAACAAATAGCAGATATTATACAAGGAAGGGAAGACAATATTACGGTTTACGCAGATAGTGCAGAACCCAAGAGCATAGATGAGATAAGAGATTACGGTGCGAATATCTTCCCAGCACAGAAAGGACAAGGGAGTGTTAATCAAGGCATACAGTATTTGCAAGACCAACGTATTTCAGTAACAAGAAGAAGTACAAATATAATAAAAGAATATAATAGTTACTTTTTCAAGGAGGACAGAGAGGGAAGAATGCTTAATGTGCCAGAAGATTTATATAATCACATGATGGATGCTATAAGATACGGATTAAGCGGCTATGACCCAGAGTTAGGCACGCCAGAGGAAAGAGAAAGAATAGAGTTTAATCGTCAAAATAAAATGAGAAATGAGTTTTTTTAAGATATGAAAGACAAATATCTATCACTAAGTGAGCCTGGCAGACAATTCAACATGATAATGGATGAGTTGCATGATCCGATAGCTAAAGAAAGAAGAAGGATTAAAGAGGCTAGGCTTAATAGATTAAAAAATACTAAATTAGATTTAGGGTTATGAGTGATGAATTAATTATTGACGACAATGAGAGTGCATTATTGAAAATTGATTATGATGTACCAATATTAACATTTAACAAGAACGGCAAAGAATCTTATTTTGATTATAAAGATGGTAAATGGCAGTTTTGGGGTAATGTGCCTATAGATGAATCAGCTCAGTTATTATTTGAAGAATTTGGAATAAGATTAGATGGAGAGTTTATGAAACATAAATTAAATAAATAATCGTTTGTTCCTTACCAAACCACGGTGGACATATTAATAAATATTCACCATGGACATATTTAGTCAAATAACTAAAGAAATTGACACATTCCTTGAAAAAGACATTGATCTTGCAGAAGGATATAACTATAATCAATACAAATTGATTAGACGTTTGAATTTGTACATGAATAAGTTTTACCCTACTGGTAAGATAGATAGTCAGGGTGATTATAAGTATTGGTATGATATTATAACACCAAGAGTTAATTCAGAGATTAAGAATATAGACTTTGATACTAAAGACATATTAATCTTTTCAGAGCGTAAAAGAGATTTTCTACCCATCTTTCTAGCCAATGCAGCATTAGGTGAATGGATGAGAGACAAGAAGATGGATGCAGAGATAAATGATAGTATAGAGAATGGGAGTGCTTGGGGAAATCTTGTGTGGAAGAAGATTAAAGATGGATTTATACAGATAGATTTAAAAGAGTTTTATATACTTAATCAGAAAGCTGAATCTTTACAGGATAGCGCAGTTATTGAACATCATTTAATGACACAATCACAATTACGCAAGAAGAGTGATGTGTGGGATAATGTCGAAGATGTAATCAAGAATAACGGAGATAAGTTTTTTAGAGAAGGAGATCAAAGAATAGTAAATGAAAGCCCTTCGCCTATTTATGAGATTTATGAGCGTAACGGTGAGGTAAGCCGGAAAGTGTTTAATCAAGCTAAGGGATTAGAAGGTGGAAGCGAAGAGGAATATATTATGGCTAAGATTATTGTTGCAGGATTAGGCGGTCAGGGTCAAGATTCAGTAGGAAAAAATATATTATTTTGTGAAGAGTTAAAAGACATAAGTGATGTTTACAAAGAGTATCACAGAGGAAAGTTTAACGGCAGATGGTTCAGAGAAGGTTTATATGAAATTCTATTTGATTTGCAGACTAGAGCTAATGAAATAGGCAATCAGATAGCTAAAGGGTTACAATGGTCATCTAAGACGATCTTTAGGTCATCTGATAGGCAGATAGCACAGAATGTATTAACAGATTTAGAGAATGGTGATATAATTAAATCACAAGACTTACAGCAAGTACAGACAAGAATGGAAGGAATGGATCAGTTAATAGCGGATTGGAACAGGGTAATACAGCATGCAGACAGTTTAGCTAATTCATTTGAAGTAACACAGGGTGAGAATCTGCCATCTGGTACACCGTTCAGACTTGGAGCTTTACTCAATGTAAATGCCAATAAGTTATTTGACTATATACAGGAGAAGATAGGTATTGCGATGGAAGATATATTTGAAGATTGGATATTGCCAGACTTAGTTAAGAGTTTAAAGACAAAGAAGGTGTTACGAATGACTAATGAAGCAGGATTTTTAAAACGATGGTATGAGATGCTTGTTAATAGCTGGTATGTGAGAAATTTGATAGCTTTTGGTCCACACCCAGAAGAATACGCAGTTATCATTAAAGAACAGAAAATAGCTGAATTGTCGCAAAGTCCTGAAACAGTAGTCAAACTAGAAAAAAAATTATTTGAAGATATGAAGCCACGCATGCAAGTAGTGATTAGTGGTGAGAATGTTCGATTAGCAGCAGACTTAGAAACATTATCAACATTTATTCAGTTAGAGGCTGATCCGATCAGACGCAGTGCATTAATTGAAATAGCAATGAACAAGAAGGGGATTGATGTATCTGATTTGCCTAAGACGGAAGCACCAGAGATACAAACACCTGCATCTACTCCTCAAGGTGGTGAGCCAAGCACTTTAGATAATATATTAAGTAAACAAGCCGTTTCAATGGCTGTATAAATTATGAATATTTTATTACAAGTTCAAGAGTATAAAGAAATAGAAACAGGAAAAATAAGATGGAATTTATTAAGAGGAATTAAAATGGTATTAAAAAATTTCAAGAAATTTTTTACAGAAGAATTACAATTAACAAGTGGTAATTGCTGGAAAGAAACAACAGGTCAAGTTAATATAACAACAATAGATCGTTCATTAATCATTAATAATGAAGGAGAGCCTGAATGGATTAGAACACCAGAAAACAATAATCAAGTAGCTTTATTTATAAGTCATAAAATTAATTAAAAAAATTATGCTAAGAAAAGAATTAGTAGGACTGTTTCAAAACCTACAGAGAATACAAAATTTAACACAAATAGGAAAAAATTTAATAAAAAAAGGAGAAGAAGGTTTAAAGCATTGCGAGAAACTAATTGAAGAAAAAGCTCCAGAGATTGTAGTACAAAATTTACAAATTAAATATAAGAATTTAATTGAAGAAGGAAAACAAGCAGTAAAAGAAGGTGCAGATTTAAAAGGAGTTAAGTTCAACTATGGTATTCTAAAAAACATTAACAAAATTAAACCAGAGATTGAATCATTGCAAGAATCATCTAAGCCAACACCAGAATTTCAAGAGTTTGAGAAAAAGCGAGTTGAACTAGCTAAAGAGTGTGCTAAGAAAGATGACAAAGATAAGCCAGTTATTGAAGGTGACCAATACCAAATAGAAGATCGAAAGGCTTTTGACAAGAAATTAGATAAAATGAGAGAGGAGAGTAAAGTAACTATTGATGCACGAGAAAAACAGATTGAAGAATATAACAAAATGCTTGATGAGGAAGTCTCTATTGATTTATATAAGATTAAATTAGATGTTATACCAGAAGATATTACATCAGAGCAAATGAATAGTATATCTGAAATTATTGAAGAGTAAATGTCTGAAAAAGAATCAGAAAAACGAGTTAAAAAATATTGCAATCACGAAGAATGGTATAAAGGAAATTGCACAGAATGTGGAGCGATAGAAGAGGTTTTTAATCATTGGAAAGATAAGGGTATAAATTATTTAGGATTTGGTAACATAATATGTCTTAAATGTTCTGGTGAATTATTATTAAAAGGACAAAGTGGAACACCTAATGCTGAATTTTATTGTCCTAAGTGTAATAAATTATGACAACCTTAAAACAACTAATAGACAGCGAATCAGGTACTCAATTACGTGAGTACTTGCAAGGACAGATAGATGAATTATGCGATTTGAGCAACTGTCCTGACTTAAAGTCTAAACCGGACATGGTTTCGGAAGTCAAGGCTAGGATAAGAACAGCTAATAAGTTTAAAAAGATACTGTCAGAGATAATGTCAATTAAAGAGATTAAATCAAAGATTAAAAACCCTAAAGATAAATATCATCCAGAGGATTTATGAGTTATGAGTAATGAACAAATATTAAAAAAAGCAATAGAGAAAGTTGTTAAGAATGGATTTAAATATGCATCAATATTATTAAGTGATAAAACCGATAAAACTATAATCACAATAGAGGAAAAATTTGTTTATAAAAATCTTATCTTCTCTCATGATTTTGCTAAGGCTTTTTGGGGAGAGGAAGAGTGTAAATTTCCAATAAGAAACAATAAAGATGAAAATGATGTTTTGGCTGAATATACTACTCTTTGTTGGCAAGGTCATATAGTAAAAATGGTATTAGAAAAAGAACCACTTAAATATTTAGAGAAGTTTTTAAAATGAAAACATTTAAGGCTTGGAATAAAAAATTAAAGAGATATATAACTATTGGGTTTTTAAAAGAAAACATAATAACGATAACTGCAAAAAGTTTAAAGAATATAGTTATTGATAAAATGATAATATCATGAGAATAGAACTAAAAGACAATGAAATAAAGATATTTAAGATATTCCGGCAGTATCAGACTATATGGGAGAAATTGTTTGGCACGGCAATACGAGGCAATAAAGTGATACTTCATTTTGACCATGATGGTCGATTAAGAAAAGCAGAGATACCTACTATAATTGAGAATTAATATAAAATTTATGCCACAAAAAAACATGAGAGTAACTCCAGTAAAAAGAGGTGCAGTTAAATGACCAACTGGAACACCTGTTAAGAGAGGTAGAGTTAGACCTCGACAAAAAAAATCTCAAATAACAATTTAAACAAATGAAAAAATGGTTAATACCACAATTTGTAATAGATATTGCAGAAGAAAAGGCAAAAAATAGTTTCATTGGAAAAGAACCATTTACAAGAAAAGGATTTTTATGTTTATATAATAAGAATTCTAATAGAAATTATTATTTTAAAAGTCCAGTTAAAAAAGAAAACTCTTATGCTTGGATAGCTGAAAGAAAGAATTGCCCAGATTATTTTAAAAATGTAATATTAGAATTTAAAGAAAAAGAAGAATTATCTACTTTTTATGTACCATTTCTTAATGAAAGATTAAAAGAAGTTTTTGCTAAATCTGTAGTTTCTAGATTAATTAGTAGTTAAATAAACTCCTCACCTCTACCAAAAGGCGGATTACATAGCAAAGCTAGTATATCCGTCTTTTTTGTCGTGTAAACAACGAAGATGGGTGCTAATACCTTTATTAGCTTAACTGCGGATGACAAACCGCTCACAAATATGCCAAATGAAAACGAGAACATCGACTCTCAAAACGATGAGGCTCAAGATGTCGAAAATCTTGAAAATACATCAGAGGAACTGAACGAAAACGAATCTGATGATGTAGAAGCTCTAAAAGAGAAAAACAGACAACTCTTTGCAAGAGCTAAAAAGGCAGAAGCTAAGGCTAAGGAATCTGAGAAGAAACCTGAACCAAAGCAGCAGCCAAGCGAAAAAAAAGAGTCTTCCAATCTTTCTGATGATGACAAGAAAGATACCCGAGCAATAGTTCGAGAAGAACTTCAGCAAGAACATTTAGACTCACTTGATTTAAGTGATGAACTAAAAAAAACCGCCAAGACTTATGCTAAGGTTGAAGGTGTTTCTATAACAGAAGCATTAAAATCACCTTATATTAAGTTTAGGCAGGAAGAAGCTGAAACTAAGAAGCGAAATGAAGCAGCAGCTGCCGGTGGTGGTGGAGCTTCTTACGCAAGACAAGATCCTGAAAAGATTGATCCTGGCAAGTTCGACTTACGAACTAAAGAGGGTCAAGACGATAAGACAGCTTGGGAAAAAAGCATCGCAGAAAAATTGGGTTAATTAATTATTAACTCTTAGACAAATGGCTAATACTCTCACAGCCTTTAATCCGGAGTATTGGACACCGACAATGCAAGAGACTTTCTTAAAAGAATCTGTTGCTTTAGGTGTTGCCAATACTGACTTAAGGGCGATCTTGAACGATGGCGACGTTGTTCACAAACCTTATTTTTCATATCCTCGTGCACAAGATTATACTAAAGGTACTGATATTACAGTTAAAGATCTATCTTCAACTGATGATAGTTTGACTGTTGATACTACCAAGGTAGCGTCTTTCTACGTTGATGATATTGATAAAGTACAAAACAAATATAGCGCTATTCAAGAAGGTGCTACATTGGCTGGTCAAGTTCTTACCAACGTAATTGACCAAGCTGTTATTTCAGAATATTCAAATGCAGGTACTGCTTTAGACGATGGAGATATTGGAGGCACAGCTGGGAACGGTATCGTTGCTTCTACTTCTAATATTTCAGACATTTTTACTTCTGCTGGTAGAACTCTAAATAAATTTAACCGAATGAAGCGTGAAAGATTTGCTTTGATTGGTCCTAGAATCCTTGAAACATTACAGAATTATATTGGTGGTCGTGAGACTGGCTTTGGTGAAACTGTAAGCGCTAATGGCGCTGTCGGTAGTCGTTTTGGCTTTGGCTTGAAAATGACTAACAATCTACCATGGACTGCTACATTAGGTATTGCTACTAACCCGACAGAGGGTGATACAGTAGTAATTGATGGTGTTACATTTACTTTTAATGCTTCTCCATCTGGCGCTGGTTCAGTTGATATCGGTGGTACTGCTGCTGTTTCAGTAGATAACTTAGTTGCTGCTATTAATGATACAGGTACTGCTGGTACTACTTATATTCAATTAACCGATGAAGACCGACATACACTTGAAGAAGGTGGAATCGTTGCTACTGACGCTACTACTTCTATTACTTTTGTTGGTTATGGTGATATTGTGGTGTCTGAAACATTTACTGATGGAACAGACGCTTGGGCATCTGAGACTCAATATGCTTTGATGGGAATGACTGGCGCTATTGATTTGGTAGCTCAAATTTCTCCTACTGTTACTTTCCGTGATGCTCAACTAAGATTAGGTAAGTATGTTCATCCACACACTTTGTTTGGCAAAACAACATTCTTCCGTAATCAGAATAGTTTGGTGTCAGTTCAATTCGATGCTAGTAACTGGGTGTAATTAGATTTTCATACCTTGGGGTGTATAGGTCAACCCCTCCTTAATTAATAGGTAAGTGTCCTTTAAATAGGATCTCCTTAACAGGACAAAATATATGTCAAGAAAATTAAACCGTGCCTTACAAATCTATGGCGATCAAAAAGTTGTTGGTACTCCTAGTATTACAATATTAGAGACTGACCAAAATAACAAAGTCCGTAGAGCGCAAGGTGCAACTGTTCCAACTGATACAGACGCTGGTTATTCTGTTGGTTGTCAATTCGTTGATACAAGTAGTGGTGTAGGTACAACACTGTATGTCAATGAAGGATCAACAACTTCAGCAGATTTTAATGCTGTAACTGCTGGTGCAGGTGGTGGATCAACTACTTGGGATTCATTGTATGACAATGATAAAACCCTAACGATTGATAGCACCACATTAACTTTTGCACTCACTCATGCTACTAATGATGGTTTTACATTAACCGGAACTGGTAGCGCAGGTGATGTTGTAAAAATTCAAAATGCAGGAACTGGTGCAGATATTTCAGGTACTTCAGATCTTTGGTCTTTTTCAAAGGCTGGTGCATTAATTGCTGCCTCTATTGCTGATTCAACCACTAATGGCACTTTAGCTGTTGATGGTAATGGATCTGGTGGTGTTGATATTTGTTCAGTATCTACTGGTGGAATCACTTTAGGTGATGATGTTGGGTTAGCTGCTAATAAAGTATTAACTCTTACTGGCGTTGCTGCTACTGATATAATTGTAATTACAGATGGTGATATTTTAGTATCAGATGGTGCTGTTAATATTACAGATAGTGATGAAGCTGTAGGTCTTAGTGTAACTAATGACGCTATTACAACCGCTAATCTGGTTGAGTTAGATTCAGCTAGTTTAACTACAGGTAGTGCTATTGAAGTGACTGTAGATGCTTTGACTAATGGATTTGTTTTGAGGGGTGTTACTACTGCTGCAGGTTTAGGTACTGGTGGTTTTGTTTCGTTTGATGATGGTTCAGAGCGCTTTAGTGTAAAAGCTGATGGTGCAACTGAGATTGCTAGTGGTGTTAATTCAACTGCTGCTCTTACAGTTACTGGTATTCAGACAAATCAAGACATGGTTACTTTTGATAATACTGGTGGTGTCGTTGCAAGTGATAAAGCAGTTTTATTGATAGATGCTGGTGGTGCTGTTGCTTCTGGTGGTAATCTTTTAAGAATTGCCCCAACTGGTACGCCTAATGCTGGTGCGATTGGTATTGAATATGTAGGTGCTGGAAAGACTAATCAAGCATTATACATTGATTCTGATCCAACTGCTGCTCATGTTGTTCATATACATGGTGGTGGTGCGTTAACGAATGGACTTGCTGTTTTAGCTCTTACCAATGATGGTAACTTGGCTACTGGTGGTAATGTGTTCAATCTTACGGTAGGTGGAACTCCAAATGCTGCTGCTATAGCCGCTGAGATAGTTTCTGCTAAGGATTGTCAGGCTTTGGTTGTTACAACTAGTGCTGCTACTAATCACGCAGTTGAAATTACAGGTTCTGGTGCTGTAGCTGATAATAAGGCTCTTTTGGCTATTGCTGATACTGGCACTCCTGCTGCTGCTGGTTCTAATATGGTTAGAATTGATGGTTCAGGTCTTACAGATACTAATAAACCTTTATTGGTTGAGATAATTGGTACTGGTGTAGATGTACAAGGTATCGCAGTTGACGCTGATTCTTCGACTGGTTCAGTTGCAGTATTTAGTGGTTCTGGTGCTATTGCTGATAATAAAGCTATTGTAGAGATTGTAGGAGATGGAACACCTGCCGCAGCTGGTTCAAACCTATTGCGTGTAGACGGTTCTGGTCTTACTGATACTAACAAGCCTTTACTTGTAGAAATTGAAGGTGGCGGCGTAGATTGTGTTGGTTTATCAATAGATGCTGATCCGACTACTTTGTCTGCTGCTATTATTCACTCACAAGGTGCGTTAGCTGCTGATAAAGCTACCTTAGAGGTAGTATCTGATGTTTCTGCTTGTAATGCTGATAGTTCTGTAGTAAGAATCGAACAAACTCACACAACCGGTGTAGCTACTTGTCTTGCTCTTAAACAGGATGATGTAGATATTCCTTTTATTACTCTTGAAGCAACTATCGGAGTCGGTAACGCCATTGAAGCCGCTGGTGGTAAATCAGTTACTCATACTCACTTCTTTATGGTTGATGTTGAAGGCGTCGGAACATTATACGTTGGTGCTGGTACTATTGCTTAATCGGTTTTTAAACAGAGGGTTTAATAGCCCTCTGGAGAAAGCTTATTAATAATATAAAAAGTATGACTTACAAACCTACACATATTACAGGAACAGTCACAACCACTGTTCATAGTCTTAAAGGGGTTTTGCATAGTATCACAGTTAATGAGGCCGCTGCTAATGGTGTAATTACCGTTTATGATGGTGTTGCCGCAACTGGTACTGTGCTTGCTATAATTACAAGTCCGGGAACACTGCTTCAGAATCATTTTACTTTGATTTATGATGTAGATTTTGATACAAATTTAACTGTGGTTACCTCAGTAGCAGCACAAGATATAACTATTTCAACTAGACCACAAGGTAATTAAAACTTTATGCAATTTAGTGATGTTACAAATGAATTAGGGATAGTTCAAGATATTGACTATCTTGTTAAGACTAATACCACAACTTATCCCCTGAAAGATAAGGCGAGGAATGTTAATCGTTGGCTTGATTTTGTTGTCGGAGTCCTTTTAACTTCTGATAATCGTTGGCAATGGGATGATACAAACAATGCTTCTGCCCCTATTCAAACTATTAATTTAGTTGATGGTACTGATAATTATGCCATACCTGATACTACTTATTTAAGAATAGAAAGGGTTGAGGTTTTAGATCAAAATAATAGATACCAATTTATAAGACCGATAGACAAAAGGGATGTGAGAAGTCAGTCAATGACAGAATTTCAAAGCACAGATGGAATGCCGCGATTTTATGATAAAGTCGGTGGTTTTGTTTTTTTATATCCTACTCCATCAGCTTCTTTTGTTACACCGACTGCTGGATTGAAGATTTATTTCCAACGTGGAGCTTCTCAATTTGCGTCAACTGATACGACTAAGGTGCCTGGATTCGCTGAACCATTCCACAGAATACTCTCATTAGGTGCAGCAATGGATTATGCGATGATTAATGATTATCCAACAACCAAGATAGCATTATTTCAGAAACAAATTGATGTTTTAACTTTGAAAATGATTGAATTTTACCAATCAAGAAATAGAGATCAAAAAACTCAAATGAGAGTTAGAAAAACTAATTATGGTGATTTTGATAGATTGGGTACTTATAATCGTGGTTGCTCTTCTCGTGATAAGGTAGCTTTTTATTAATATGTTTAAAAAATGGCTGACAATACATTTACAATCTCGATAGATAAAACATATCAGGGTTTTAGCCCCATGGCTTTTGAGAATTCTTTAACAGAATTCGGAAATGGTGGACATGCTTCAGCGATGACTAATTGTGATGTATTGAGTGCAGATTTTTTTACACAAGGTCCAGGTTTTGTAGATTTAACAAATGGCACACAAGCAGGTGCAGTAACAGAATTGATCACTTTTATTTATGATAAATCAGTTGCAACAAAAGCATACGGGATTGGACAAACTAAATTGTTTGAATTAACTAATACAGCAGTAACTAATGCAGGAGACTTTCCGCATGCAATAACTAATAGTACAGATGGAGAAAGTATAGTTGTTTTAAAAGGAGTTCTTTATTATTTTTTTAATAAATCAAGTGGTGGTGAAATTGGAAGTTTTGATTTATCTAGTACATTTGATGATGACTGGGGGTCAACCATACCGACAGGTGCGGCATCACTTCAAAAAGCATTGCATCCTAGTGATGGTAAAGAAGATGTGATGATATTCGGAAATGGAAGATATGCTGGTGTGTATATCGGAGGAACTAATACCGTTGCTCCAACAAAATTAGACTTTGGAAATGATGCAGAAGTATCAGATGTGATATTTAGCGGTAATCAATGGCTCATAGCTGTAAATAAAGGCTCTACAGGGCGTACAGAGGGTCAAATTTATACGTATGAGGCTAGCGGGTTATCTTCTATCTTAGATGATGAAACAGCCGTAGGAATGCAAAAAATAGGGTTTTTGTATCGTTTAAATGGCATTGTGTACGTTGCTTATCAAGATTTGTCATCAACAGGTTTTAAGATAGGGTATTTGAGCGGTAGGCGTATTATAAATTTAGGAAGTTATACTGGAGCATTACCTGGTTTTGCACAAAAAACTTTATTTAAAAACACGATTATTTATTTATCATCGAATGATATATGGTCATCTGGCTCTTTAGCAGAAGAATTGCCTGTACAAATTTCACAATTAGCAGGTACTGAATTTATAGCAACTGGTGCTTTAGCTGCTCCATTTGGTACTCCAATGATGGCATCAGCAGAAGAATCTTCTTTTAAATTATCAAAATTTTCTGGTTATAATACAAATTCTAACTGGAAGTCAATTGTATTTCCGACGACACAAGGAAGATTTAAGGGTTATATAGATGAAATAACAGTTTTGACGAATACTTTAGGTGCCAACGCAAGAGCAGATTTAACGATTGAATATAATCAAGCGGTTGGTACTACGACTTTAAAACAGATTACAGGAACAGGAGATAGAAAATTTGTGTTTGATAATTTTGATGTAGGTTCAGTATCAGATTTTAGGATAGCAATTGATTATTCAAATGGTGATACGACAAATCCAGTTCAGATTAGAAATATATTAGTTAAAGGACATTGGACATTATAATTATGCCTACAGATATAACAACAAAAGATTTAGAGATAATACCAGCAAAAGAGAAAGTGCAAGTAATAGAAGATAATTTTCAACAGACAATGGGTGGATTAAGAGCAAATCCAACAAGTATAGAACGAGGAGCAGGAGATAATTTGTTTAGATTGGATGATCAAGGTTTATATATGGGAAATGCGGATTTTGCTTCTGCTCCTTTTAGTGTAACATATGCTGGGGTAATAAGTGCAACTGGTTTAGATTTAACTGCTTATTTTCATAAGACTAATGATGACTTAGATGATGTGATTGATGGTTCAACTTATAGTAAAGTTTTAACAACATCTATAAGTGCGGGTAAGATACTTTTATCACAGGCTGATGGCGATAGTGATGATATAAGTGAGGGAGCGGCTAACTTTTTTGCGGGAGTGAGTGGAGCGGATTTTATAAAAGGAACCGATGATTTAGATGATATAAGTGATGGTTCAACATATGCCAAAGTGTTGTCAACTTCGATTAGTGCAGGACAAATAATATTAGGACAAGCAACTGGTGATTTAGATGACATAGCAGATGGTGGAACTTATGGTAAAATTTTAGTAACAGATATATCAGCTGGTAAAATAGTTGTTGTAGGCAGTACAGCCTCAATTAATATAAATGACACGACATTCGGCAATGCAGGTATTCAATTGCAATATAATGGAGGAACACCGAGAGCTTATGTAGGAGATGGAGCAAATGCTTTTTTTCAACATGATGGCACTAAAATAACATGGAAAGCGGCTAACGCAGAATTAGACGCAAGTGGCAATTTGTCTATAACAGGTGGAGTTATCGAGTGGGCTACAATAAGTGGAACAACAAATGCTCCCGAAGATGATGCTACAGTTGGGGGTACGATAGGAACTGATATAAAAGATGAAGATAGTGATGTTTCTGCACAAGATAAGGTTGTTAATTTTAAAAAATACGTTCTAGGGGAAACAATATCAACAGAAGATGTGATTTGTATTAAGCCTGATTTTGAAGATTTTTCACCATCAAAAGATACTTATGTAGATAGTAACCTCCCTGTTCAGAATTTTGGATCTGATGATGAAATGTATGCATCAAGAGATGGCGGTGGTATCCAGGATAGGCATTGTTTTATTGAATTTGATATGTCGTCAGTTCCATCACCTGAATTTATTTTAAAAGCAGAAATAATCTTAACAGTAAAAACAAGAACAAATACGCCTGAAGTTGGAATATCGGATCCTGACGCTGCTTGGGTTGAGGGAACTATTACTTGGAATACTATGCCTGCAACTTCAGCTTTAGAATATGGGGATAACACGGGAACTTTCGTTGTTGGAGCGGCATTATCAACTTTAGCAATAGATATAACTAGAACAGTACGAAAATGGAAAAACGGATCGACTAATAATGGATTAAGAATTTCTGAAAATAGTGGCGGAAATAGTGATATATCTCGTTTTTATACAGAAGATGAAGCAACATCATCAAGGCGACCTGTTTTAAGAATTTACAAAACTAACGACACTGATGGAAAAATATATAAAGCAGATTGTTCAGATTACTTATTATCAAGAAGTATTATAGGATTTGCCGAAGAAGCTGGAAATTTAGATGATACAAAAAAAGTTCAAATACAAGGAGTGAAAGACGGTTTTTCATTCGGTACGACTAGAGGAGTTGTATATCTTAATAATACCGCAGGTAGTATTACAGAAGTAACGAATAATCTTGAAAGAGTTATTGGGGTAGGAGATATAATTTCCGCTTCTGAAATTCAAATAAATTTACAAAGACAAAATATATTAATTGAAAAATTAGGCAGAATTATACAAGATACTAGCGGAACAGTTAGAGTTTTTGTTCCATCTGATGCTAGATGGGCAAAAGTTTACATGAGAGATAATTCAACTGCTCCTGATGTATATAGAGTTATTGATACTTATAGAGATAATGACGGACTGGATAGTTTGATTGATACTTATTACGATGGAAGCGCAGTAAGAAATATTACTTGTACATGGGGTGCTAACTATATTGATATTACGGGAAGTACAGCCGATTTAGACATATTCAATATTTATTTTTATACTTAATTATATGGCAGAATTTTCACCACAATTTAAACGAGGACAAGAAAGGTTTATTAAAATTTTATCACCTCAACAAAGGCTTGGTTTGCAACAAGCTAATATTTTAACTGGTACAAGTCAGATTGAAAAAATTGGTGGTAGTGAATTTTTTAAGATACCTGATATTGCCACTCAACAAAAATTAGCACAAGGTAAATTTTTTGATCCAAGAGGTGAAGCATTGGATTTACCAACAATTCAAGCGACTGCTCAACCTACTGTTCAATCAGCCGTTCAGCCTACTCAAGCCGCTCCTCAACCAACTAGAGTTTTAACAGAAGCGCAAAAAACAGGATTACAAGCAGCTCAAACAAGAATAGAACAGGGCAATCCAGAAGGACGTGATGTTGAGTTGGTTGAAGAAGCTAAAGCAGGTGGTTTTTTCCCTGAAGCTCCTACGCCTGAAATTCCAAGACCAGGTATAGCAGATATTTCAGATGATGTTACCGGTATTGTTGATACATCAGGTTCACAACCTCCTAAAGTTCAAGATAATACCGCCGACTTTGAAAGTTTGTTTAATTCGGTATCACAAGATTTAATAGAAAAACGAACAGCTTTTGAATCTTCATTGCAAAAACAACTTGATGATTTAAAAACTCAAAGAGAAGAAACTCAAGCAAAGATAGATGAATTTACAGCTAAACAGGAGGGAATATTAGGAGAAGCCGAAGAATTTACAACACCATTTCAGGCAGAATTAGAAGAAAATGAAAGAAAGAGATTAAAGGTAGAAGAAAACTTTTTTGAAAATCAAAAGTTAAGCGAAGAGCTTGGAAGTCTTTTAACAGAAGGTAATGATTTAGTTCGACAAATGAAAGAAACAACAGGACTTGCCGCTATTCGCAATCCACGAATTAATAAAACTATTTCTGACATATCCGCTAGGGCTGGTGTTATTGAGGCTGTAATGAGCGCACGCAATAATCAAATATCTGTTGCAGAGAATTTAATTGATAGATCGGTAAATGCTATTAACGCAGATAGGACAAGTCAACTTAATTATTATAATAGTTTGCTTGGTTTTTATGGTGGACTCAAAGACGAAGAAGGGAATAAGTTGGTTAGTATTACAAATGATGAAAAGAAATTCGTTAATGCTCAAATTAGTTTGCTTGAAAATGATTTGGCACAAAGTCAAGCGGTTGCAAATCAAATCAAACAAGCCATGACTGATCCTGCAACTGCCGCAATTTATGGACAAGCAGGAATAAGTTTAAATGATACGCCACAAGAGATAAATCAAAAATTATCTAATTATACTTTTCAACAAGATAATATAAGGGTAGATAATGAAATGGCTGATAATGGATTTGAATTTATTCCAGAAGGAACTTTAGGTAGTAGAGACCCAGAAGGAATTAGAATAAAAAGAGATAGTCAAGGAAATGAACGTACTTATTGGAAAGATCCAGCTGTTACTGATAAAGATTTTGAGCTAAGAACAGTTGGTGGTAAAATTATAAGAACAAATCCACAAACAGGAGAAACAGAAGTAATTTTTGAGGGTGAAGTTGGAGATGATGATTTTACTACTCAACAAAAATTTAGTAATACGTTTAAAATTAGAAGTGAATTATTAGCTCAAAGTAAAGATTTTCAAAAAATAAGAAGTTCTTGGGGTAGAATACAATCTGCGGCTAAAGATCCTAGCGCAGCTGGTGATTTGGCAATTATCTTTAATTTTATGAAAATATTAGATCCAGGAAGTGTTGTCAGGGAAAGTGAATTTGCGACTGCTGAAAATGCGGCTGGTGTGCCTCAGAGAATAAGAAATTGGTGGAATAAAGTATTATACGGTACTAGATTAGGTGCAGCAACGCAAGAGGAAAAAAGACTAGGACTAGATAGCCAGTCTCGTGAAGAAGCAGCAAGTGATGCTTCTAGTCAAAGAGCTGATTTTGTTAATACTGCAAAAGGATTGTTTGAATCTGAATTATCAACACAAAAAGAAAGACAGGCAGAATCTCGTAGGACAGCAGAATCTTTTAACCTTGATCCGAATCAAGCTGTACCTGATTTGACGGGAGAAGGACAACCGCTTGATGAAACTTTTTCTTTTACTAATTTTGATGATTACTTTGATAGTTTATCAGCAGAAGAGCAACAATCAATAAATAACATACAAATAGAATTTGATATACCGAATGAACAAGATTTATTTGATTTTATAAAAGAGCAATCAGATTTTAATCAAGTTGGTAGCGACACACAGGCAGCTACAGGAAACATAATAAGCCAAAAAGTAGGAACTAGAAATATAAAAGTTGATGATAGTATCTCTGATAAAATAGCACAGGCTGATAAAGAATTTTTTGAAGCTACCGGTAAACATATTTTAATTAATCAATCATTTAGAAGTAGAGAACAACAAGCCGAATTATTTAGAAGATCACAAGCAGGAGAGATTGGTAGAGCTGCGCCTCCGGGTAAATCTTTTCATGAAAAAGGATTAGCTATTGATGTAACCAATTGGAAAGAAGCTGAAAAATTTTTAAGAAAATTTGGATTTAAAAATAATCTCGCTGATGATAAAGGACACTTTAGCATTGGAGAGTTTGCTTAATATGGCATTAACAGAAGATCAAAAAAATAGATTACTTAAAGATTCAAGATTTCAAGCCTTAATTAAAAGGCAGAGTCCTGCTTTAAGTATTCAAGAGCAAATAAGAATTAGAACAGAAAGACAAAAATTAGAAAAACCGCCAGAAACACCAACATTACCAGAAATTGAAAAAGAAACTGGTACAAAAGATATTACGATTGAAACACGAAAACCTATTAGAGATTTTCTTAAAGATGCAATAACCATAAAACCCGAACAAGTTGAAAAAGTTAAAAAGTTTTTTGAACCAACAAAAAAAGTTAGAGCAAGAGATGTTTTAAGAGAGGCTGTTACGTTCTTAACAGAGTCTGAACAAAAATTTGGTCAAACTCTTGGTGATGCTTTGGCTGTAAAATCTAAAGCAGTTACACAAGCACAAGAATCACAAGAAGCGTTAGACAGCCTTAATCAGCAAGTAGCTATTAAAATTATCGAGTTAAAAGCACAAGGCAAAGATACTGCTAAATTAGAACAAGTTTATAAAAATAATACAGAACAACGATTTAATTTAGAAGAAATTGCTCCATCTGTTTTAAAAAGTGCCAAGCAGATATTTGGTGAAGGTGTAGGTGTGGCTACTGATATTGCTTCTGCCGGTACTTTTGGAACAGGAGCAATAGGAGCGCGAACTGGTCGATTATTAAAGACAACAAAGCAAGTTGCTGCTCCATTAGCTAAAACAACAAAGCAAGCATTTGTTGCCGGTGCAAAAGCAACTGCTCCAACTGGGGCTGCTGTTGGTGCGGGATTTGGGTTATCATCGGCATTACAGGAAGATAAAAACCTTGTAGATATTACTAAGCAAACAATTAAAGGAATTGCAACTGGTGGAATATTAAGTGGTATATTGGGTGGTTTGTCTAGTACTGCTAAATTTCAAAAAACAGAACGAGCAACTAAGCTGAAACAAAAAGCCGTAGAGCAATACAAAAAAGGATTAAAAGCTACTAAAGAAAAGCAAAAAGAAAATGTTGATAAAATTGTTGATGAGTTATTAGAAAAAAAGATTTTTGGTAGTCGTAAAAAATTATTAGCCAAGGCAGAAAAAGGAATTGCTTTAGCAGATGATGAATATGAAAAACTTGGAGAACTTCAAGGATTTTCATCTTCTGATGAATTATTAAAAAGAGTTCAAAAATTAAAAGAAAGATTGAAAACAAAATCAGGTAAAGTGCTGTCAACGAATAAAACTAAATTTAATGCTTTGCAAGGATTGGAAGATGATATTGTATCTTTACAATCTTACGATGTTTTAATAAGCGATTTAGCGACAGGAGAGTTAAAACCGTCTGTATTACAACAAGAATTAAGGGAGTTAGCCCAACAATATGGTAACGAGGTTTACGATACAAGAAAATCAATTAAAACCGTAACTGATAGTAAAACTTTGTCACAGGTTAAAAATGTAGATAGCGCAATAAGAGATATACTCAGTTCTGATCCTCGTAACGTTAAATATACACAAATCAATAAAGTTAAAACACTTAATTCAAGATTAAAGAGTGTTCTTGACGAAACTATTAATAGACAATCTGGGCAATTAAAAACCAAACTAACTGATTTGTTTGGTGCTACTATTGGTGGTGGACTTGGGAGATTGGTAAGTTTACCTGCTGCAATTATTAGTACTGTTGTTGGTGGTGGATTAGTTCACATGCTTAATTCAACCTGGTGGAATACAATGCAAGCAGTTAATAAAGCAAAATTGGCGGATAAACTTTTACAACAATCACAAAAACAACTTGGTGTTACTTTGCAATTATTTACTAGACAAGGAATTAAGGCTGTTAATGAATTTCTTGAACGTTAAATAAAAAGATGTAATAAACACCAAAAAGCTAATAATCCCGCAAAAACAATAAAAGTTTTTGCTAGATAATATAAACAATTATCTTTAAAGTTCATATATTTAATTAATAATTAGTTTGCTCAAAACCGTCTATTCCGTATTTATTCCTTTTAGTTGAAACGTCGTTGTCGTTAGTTTTTTTAAAAAGTGTTCCTTTAATTAATTCCTTAGTTCCTATGGGTATGGAATTTCCACCCACCTTATAATCCCACTGGGTGATAAATCCACCCCCCTCTAATTCTTGAAGTGCTAGTCTAACAGTAGAAATATTCATTTTAATTTTTTCAGATATTTTTCTTTTTCCAATACAAACAATATAATCTTTATTTGCGTGGCGTTTTAAACAGAAATATACTAATTGGGCTTTATGTGATAATTTTTTTGCATAGTTGTCAATAAATTCATCTTCAACCCAGAATCTTCCAGATGACATATAGTTATAACATCAACACCCCATATTATCTAGGGCAACTTCGCAGAAAACCTAGAAAATACAGGGTGTTGATAACGAAGTTAATTAATTAATTTACACTATTATTATATATTAATTTAAAAGAATTGTTAATATGCCAGATGATCCAAGCAAAATAATAAAGTTTATTTCAAACGCATTTACTATCCTAGGCAATAAACTAGATAAGATTTTGAATACAATAAAAAAAAAAGAAACCATTGTAAATGTGGAAGCCCCTATTGTAGAACCAAACATCACTGTGGAACCTACTCCGGTAAAGTTTCCAGATACGATGAAGATAGAGAAATTTGAAGATTTATTGGCTAAGATAAGCGAAAAACCAGAGATTAAAGAAGATGAAGATTTGAAAGAAGTTAAGGATTTATTAGGAGATGTGATTGAGACGATTAAGAAAAATAAGCCAGTTGTTAATGTCGCAGCACCAAAGGTTGAAGTAGAAGCACCTATTGTAAACGTAGAACCTACACCTATTACAGTCGAACCTACGCCAGTTGAAATACCTAAAGAGATGAGTGTGGAGGGCTTAACGCAGTTAATTGATTTAGTAGCCAATAAAAGTTTTAATATATTTGACGAAGTATCAAGTAAAAGAACATTGCCTGTTTCGGTTATGGTAAACGGTCAGGAAATGAAAAGAGGAGATTTTGGTGGTAGCTTTACCGGACCGTCAGTAGTTGGCTTGAAAAACAATGCCAGTAAACCTGCACTTATTAATCCTGCCACCGAAGAAAAGCAAGATGATATAATAACAGCCATTGAAGAAATAGCCGAAGCATCAGAAATTCAACCTACAACAGAAGCGCCACAAGCTATGATTGTGGATGAGGTGAGTGCAGCATTAACATATCAAGGTTGGGCAGTAGTCGGTGCTGCAACTAATGCGGCTATTTGGAGAATTAGACGAATTTCAGTTGCAGGTGTAATTACTACTATTGATTGGGCTGACGGCGATTCTAATTATGATAATGTTTGGGATAATCGTGCAGCACTAAGTTATAGTTAAAATTATGGCTAATAAATTAAAATTTAATGCTTTAACTCCTCCCTTTGATTTGATCAGAAATGTTTTAGATGATTTGGAAACAAA